TAAACGGTAAATTACGTTTATCCTCTGGTGAAATATAACCAGCATCATGTTCAATCAAATAACCAAAGCCAGTTTCATTGGCTTTAAGTATTTTTGTTGGTATACGAGTATTTTGATTCGACATATCTATCTTTTATAGATAAATATGTCATTTGAGATTAAAGAGACGGTTTCTTTGTTTTTTTAAATGAAAGCGTATCTAAAAATTTATTATCTAAAGCTTTTATTATATTACCTGAAAGATTTAAGACTGAAGCTTTAATACTAATAACAGGTGTTTGGTATATAATGTTATATTACATGACATAAAACTACGTTTACCATATCTGAAACCAGATTCTCTTATATCAACGTCAATTATATAACGACCATCAAAATCGCTGTTTTGTATATTTTCATATACTGATTGCTTTATGGTTTTGTTTAAATTTGAAATTAGTTTTTTAGCATCAAACTCAGATACCATTGGTTCAACCCATGTTGAAAGATTTAGATATATTGATTGGTTTAAAGTACTATCAACAGTACCATAAGATACTTTGTAGTTATCAAAGTTTTTTAAATTGAATTTTTTACCGATTTTTTCCATTATTAACATTTTGTTCGTTAATTATAATGAAAATACCTGGTATCGTCAAATGCTATTTGATTAGTTTATCTAAAACCTTTTTGTGTCTTGTCATTATACAAAAAACATAGGTTTCACTTAACGCTTTTATATTATGTTTTTCATTTTTATCGATAACCAAAACATCACCTTTTTTATAAGATTCATTGGTTTCAAGATTAATAATCTCACCATCTTTAACTTTTAATATTTCATACTCTGAATCATTATAATGTGAACCAGTTTCAGCCCCTACTGAATATCTGACCAAAAAACCTGTATACTCTATTGGTGTTTTAATCAACTTACAAGATATATCATTACACTCAAAAATAGTTGACCATGAGTTATAATCAGTTTGTGTTTCCAAATCAAAACTGTTAATAACCTTTATTTCTTTATCAGTTATGTTTTTTTGGTCAAAATGATAATCCATTGTTTAAGACATTAAGTTGTTTTTTAATGAAACTAATTTTGACATTGAATCAGTAAAGTTACTTTCATCAAACGTCATCTCATTCAATTTTACCTTAGTTAAAGATAATTTATTTTTAAGGTCATCGTCAGCATCTTCCATTAATGAATCAACAACACCAACACATTCATTTACCATTGCTTTAAACGCATTCAACTTTGCTTCAGACGTATTCTCCATTAAAGACTTTATCATTAGTTTTTCACTCTCGTCCAATGATTCATATTTTCTATTGAATTTATCAACCATTATCTTTGATAACATATTTAATGGGACTGGTTCTGTTGTTGACTTCTCAATAATTTTATTGGCCTTAACATATTCCTTTATATATATCTTTTTTGCTGCACGTTTGTTAAGCGAACCTTCAGAAGACCTATTACATATAAGAAAATCGATGGCTTCATATAATTCATCCTTATCAGAATCGACTTTGAAATCACCAACAAATTCATTAACCAAATCATTAAATTCTTTATTAGCTTCAGTTATTTGATTTTTGTTTATACCGTTAAACAATGACATATTTTCGTTTATGTACTCATAAATGTTCACATCATCGTTTTCAAATAAATTTTCAATATTGGTATATACGTTGAATTGTTTTTTTAAAACCTTGTTTTCCTTTAAGGTTTTAATTATCTGTTTGAATTTGGCTTTATCATAAGGTTTTTTAGTTGATAGTTTTTCAACCAAAAACTCTTTAAATATATTTTTAGTTATCCCGAAGTTTTGCATAATGAACTATTTTTAATTAATAAATATCTGAATATTTGATAAAAGTTATTCATCTGTATCTTTTGATAATTCATCGATACCTTTTAATACCGACTCAATTTCCTCATTCAGTCTTAAACCCTCATCGAATATCTTCACTTTATTATCAAGAATCTTTTTCTCAATAGCATCATTATCTAAAGACTCAACCAACCGATTATAATAATTTGCTTGATATTTTTTCTTTTTTGTTTGAATATCGTTCGATAATTTATCAACCCTTTCAGTTAATAAATTTTCAATTTTGGTTAAATCTTCGGCCAATTCACCACCAGCTTCTGGGGCTTCACCAGCAGCTTCTTCACCACCAGCTTCTGGAGTTTCACCACCTTCAGCAGCACCACCTTCTGGGGCTTCACCACCACCTTCTTCACCACCTTCAACTTCACCGAATTCACCTAAGTCACCTTCACCGAAATCGATATCTCCACCACCTAGGCCGCCACCTCCGAAGCCACCTCCGCCACCACCTGATGGACCACCAGCTTCACCACCCTCTTCAGGTGCGGCACCACCAGCTTTGGCAACCTCAATATCACCATATAATTTATCAACTTTATCAAACATACTGGTATGCTTGATAACGTTAGCAGTATTTTCAAGTTCAGCGGATGCGGCTTTTTCCATTCGTTGTTCAAGTAAATCCTGTTTAGATTCTTCATCACTCCAACCCAGTATACTTCTTCTGGCTTTTGTAAGTGACATAACACTGAACCCGTTACCAATATCCGATGTTGCATCTTTAACTAACGTCACCTTTGTTTGTAGATTCTGAATTCTCAACATTTCGGCTTGTGTCGATGGATTATTCATCGTTATTGTGAAGTTATCAATCTCATCCTCTAAACCAGACAATACCAAATGTATTATGGCGATTTTATTCAATTCTTGCAATACTGCTTGTTGAATTCTGTTTACAGTTCTAGCAAATCTTATATCCAATAAAGCTAAGTTTTTTCCTTCACCTTTTGGGTCATCAAAACCTAAGAATGCTTTTGGTACACGTAAAGCTGTAAACAGTTTACGCTGGAGGTACTCAATATCTGCTATGGCATCCAAATTATTTGCACCTGGTAATGTATCAATAGGTGTACTAGCGTTTTCTTCTCTTACAGGAATAAAATAATCTTGGTCATTTGCCATTTGATTGTAACGTACATCAATCTGACCCGTTTTTGGGTCTATAATTGGTGCTCGTTTGAATCTATTAGCTATTTCGTTAACATATGGTTGAACATCTTCATCATCGATGTTACCAACGTAAACTTTAAAAACTCGTCTTTCTGGTGCTCTTGTAACACGGTATACCAACATAGCGTCTTCAGCAAGTAATAGTAATTTCCAAATACGTCTGGCCTTTTCTAAAATGGATGTTCCATATGGTAATCTTCTATCATCACCCAATAACCTAAAATGTGCAACCTGCCAATTCATAAATTCTAGGTCTCTACCTCTCCAAAAGAATTTAACTTTATCGTCTTTATTGCTACCCCTTTCAACACCGTTTAAGTTAGCACTGATGACATCATAAACACCACCTTCTCTACGCTCAATCTCAAAGTTAGGTAATTGCTTAACACCAGTAACACCTCTTTTATCATCAGTGTTAAGATATAAGAAATTATCCCCATATTTGCACATGTTTCTTATCCACATTGGTAAAGCAACATGGACATCTAATCTATTGAAAAATAAATCTTCTAATACACCCTTAACTCGTGGACTTTCAGAATAAATGTTTAGAACCCTACCAACATCATTAACTGTCGTTGATTCTTCCATTAATATATCTAAAGTTGCAGCAATTTCTGGATAGAATTCCATATTCTCAAAATCAGAATACGCACCAATTCTGGTAATCTCATATTGTATTGATTTTTGAAATATTTCGTTCTCAACTTTTACCCATTGATTACTTAAGTATTTATTTTGTCTTGCTTGTAACTTTTGATTTTCATATTCTTCTTTTGAAGTAGTTCTAAGCAATTCAGAATTACCTAACGAATATTTTTTACTGACCCTTTCTGGTTCAACACCGTAAGGTCCGAACATATTAGTAAGAGTCTGAAATATTGTCTTATTATTTGCCATTTTTTTTATTTTATTATACTTAAAACCATATCAAAGTGAATGTTACTTAACGTAATCACATTCAACATACGCTAATCGGTTTACTTGTCCGTTTATAACTTGTTGTTCAACAACATAACCGACATTATAATCCTGACCTTGACTACCAGCTGTGGCATCACAACCAACTCTTTTTGCACCACCCTTAACATTTGCTTTATCCTGTGGACCAGTAGTTGTTTTCCACTTATAAAGTGTACCATAATTTTTTCTTGTAAGTACTTTTTGTATAGCCATTTTTATTTAAATTTATCAGTTATATTATATAATTATCTGTAACCAGAGAAAAGCCACATATATTGACCTTGTGGGTCTTGCATATTTTTAGCAACCTGTGGTTTAAAGTTTGGTTTTTTTGGTTCAGGTTTATTACTCGGTATCATCATATTACGTTGTGCCTGACTAAGTTCATCAGTTGAATTAACAACCCAACTAGCCAACATACTTTTTGTTTTACTTTTAAGTTGTGTTAATTTTTTAAATGAATATTCCAGAACAAATAATGCCATTGCCATTGCCATGATTATATCATCATGTTTACCTTTGGCATGGTCAGCCCTACCATTTATATAAACAAATGTGTTAAGTTCAGATATTAATCGTTCTGAACGTATTTTAATACCGTGGTCTAAACCTTCATCACGATTTATACGCACCATTTTTTCAAAATGTGCCACTAAACGGGTTCTATCAGTACCAACTTGAAAACCAGCGGTTTCCTTTTTAACATCATATTTACCGACATCCTTTCTTTGTTTAAGAGCTTTTCCCTTATCATCATAATAAAGATTTGGGTATTTCATTTCTTGTAATTTAAGTATGGTGGCAACACCCATTCCGCCAGTAATATCAACAACTAATAATGCATTATATAACATACCATATTCATATAATATATCGGCTAATTTATCTGGTGGTACTTTACCTTGATATTCAACAACTTGTGTCATCGTTGTAAAATCAATAACAACAAAGGTTGATGAATCTTCACCATCACCACGGGAAACATCTGAAGCCAATATGTACTCATGACCCTCAATCGGTTCTTCCCATACCCATAATTCATTATCCTCACCACTAACAAATTTTGGGTCTTCAACATTATTGGCTTTATGATGTTGAATATATTCATCAGAAACGACATTACCACCAGAACCCAAGAATGATACATCCAATTCCTGTGCAATTTTCTTAGGGTCACCCATATCTGCAGCCATATTCTCATACCAAGGAGATAATGGTTTCCACCCATCTTTAATCAT